TGAAAAATAAAAAACAATTAAACAAAGTAAGTAAAGAAGAAGCATTAGACGCTTTAGAATATTTTTGGCAAACAGCTAATTTAGATGATGAAGGCGATACAATACATTATACTAAAATACTGATGAAAAAAGTTGCTAATGATTATAAGATTAAATTAGAGGGTATATAAACTTGTTTGGCTCACACAAGGCACTTGACTACAGAAAAACCTATAGGGGTGGAAGAGCAAAAGTGAGCCACAGAATTTAATTAAGGAGAAGTAAAATGAAATACATTGAAGTTGATTTTAGTCATAGATTTAAAAAGGATGAAGTAATTGGATATGGCGACACAAGTAGAGAAGGCACTTATTATATTAAAGTCTTTTTAAAGAATGGAACTAATGTCGAAGTTGACTTTGGAGATGACCTTGATTGCGAAAGTGCTAAAGAAGAGTGTTTTGAAATGTTAGATAAAATCTTTTTAAAAGGAGAGTAAAATGCTAGAAAGAATACTAGATAAGATTGAAGATTATGCAGAGCAATATATGCCATTGTTCTTTATGGTGACTATGTTATACTTTATAATTTATTTAATATGGGGAGCAACACTATGAGTGAAATGTATATAAGAGTAGATGAGCATACACCTTTGTTATTAAAAGCATTAGTGTATTACTCACCTTACAAGCAAAAATATTTTGCAGAACAACTAGGTATAAAGCCTAGTAATTTATCTGCATATTTAAATAGTAAAAAGAAAATGTCAAAAGATTTATGTAGAGAGTTATTAGTGTTGCTTGATTTCAACCCTAAGTATCCATACATAATAATAAATCAACAACCAATAACAACAAGATAAGGAGATAGTAAAATGCCTGTAAATATACATGGAAAAGAATATAAAACAGTTGCAGAAAGAGTAGCAGAGTTTCATGAAAAACATAAGGAAGATAGAAAGTCTATAATAACTGAATTATTAAAGTTTGAAGATAATACTATTATATTTAAAGCTACTATAACAATAAATGAAGAAACTTATGTTGGTCATGCTTTTGAAGAAGTAGGTTCTAGTAAAATAAATGAAACTTCAGCAGGAGAATGTGGAGAAACTAGTGCAATAGGTAGAGCATTAGCAGCAGCAGGTTATGCAGGAACAGAATATGCTAGTGCAGATGAACTTGTAAGTGCTTTAGAAAAACAGAAAGATGGATACATAACTAAAACACCACAAAAGAAAGCAGGTAATGGTTTGCCATCAGATAAACAAAAGTGGCTTATAATGAAACTAAACCAAGAAAAAGAATATCTTGGTGAAGAAGATATGAAGCTAAAAGTAGATAAAATGACAACAAAATCAGAAGCTAGTGAGATGATTGAAACTTTGCAAAAGTATAGTCCTAGTGATTCTGATGAACTATTCTAGGAGGTATTATGTACGAACTATTATTAATATCAATTAGTGTTAATGTTATTTTAATTATAAAGCTAAAAAAAACCTTAGACAAATTGTCTAGGGTTTTGGGGAGATAGGTATGAATCAAGCACTTGAAAGAAGAAAAGCATATGGTCATATTGGTGAGTTGGCATTTGAAAAGTTTTGCAAAACAAACCACATATGGTACAAGCAATATGGAATTTCAAATAAAGAAGGTTTTGAAATGGGAGATTTGTATTTTAAGATACCAAAGCTAGTTCAAGCATCACCTGATTATATAATGATTGAAAGTAAATTTAGTTTTGTTGAGTGTAAAGTAGCAGACAAAGCAACAGGTGACCATGTAAAAATAAAAGAGTATGATTTAAAATATTATACACAATATGATAGCTTGGCAGAAGATGGTGGCTTAAAGTTTTTTATACATAATCCTAAATACAATGAATCATTTTTAGTTGAACTTTATTATGTGCAGCAACTATTTGAGCATGGTGATTTAGAAATAGGTTATTATCCTGAAAGCAATAAAAAGTTTCACAAAGTGCCTATGGATAGAATAAGGAATTTTGGAACAGAAATATGAAAGATGATTCTTTGCAGTATATTGATTACATAAAAAAACAATACTGCTTGATATGTTTTATGCACCCTGTAGACCCTGACCACTTAGAAGCTATAGGTATGGGTGGAAATAGAAAAAAACCATCAGTAAAGCATTATAGTTGTGTGCCATTATGTAGAATACATCATACTGAGAGACACTCTTTAGGTTTAAAAAGATTTGAAAGTAAATACAAAATAAACTTATGGAAAGAATCATTTAGGAAATTAAGAGAATATTTAATAAAATTAAAACAAGGTTAAGGTTAAGATAAGGAGATTACAATGGCAAAGCGATTTGTTGAAACTGATTTATGGAAGAAGAAGTGGTATAGAACAATGCCACCAAGAATGAAATTATTTTATTTTTATTTACTAACTAACTGTGACCATGCAGGAATGTATGATGTAGACTTAGAACTTGCAGAGTTTCAGATAGGTATGGAAGTAAAGCAAAAAGATATTGATAAGCATTTAAAAGAACATATTGATGTTATAAAAGAAGATAAGTGGTGGGTAAAATCTTTCCCAACATTTCAGTATGGTGATTTAAATCCTAATGTCAAGGCTCATGCTTCTGTAATAAAAATTCTAACAAGATATAACTGTTTGCAAAGGGTTTCAAACACTTGCGAAAGTGTACAAAACAAAGATATAGATAAGGTTAAGGTTAAATACAAAGAAAAGGAGATACAAGAAATGTTAAAAAATACTGATACAATAGATATGAATGACCCTTATGAGTTTTTCAGAATATTAGAAAAGAAGAAAGATACAACAACTATTGGCTATAGGTATGTAAGGTTCTGCTATGGTATATCTGAGTTTCATGAGTTATATGACAAAGATATGAGAGTTGCTTTTAAAAAATATTGGACAGAGTCTAATAAGTCAGGTACTAAAATGAGATTTGAACTTGAAAAAACATGGGATACTAAGAGAAGACTAGACAGGTGGGCAAAAAATAACTTTAATAAGAAAGAAGAAACAACTATATTTAAAATGGATACTACAGGCAAGTTTTACATAGCATATTGTGAAAAATGTAATAAATCAGATTTTTATGATAAGTTTGAAGTAAAGCAAGACAGTAGATGTTGTAAATCAAAACTTTTAGCAGAGAGGAAGTAAATGGCAAGATATTATTCAAAAAGAAAAAGAACAAGCACAAGAATTAGAAGAGTAAGAAGAGTTAGAAGAAAAAAGTGAGTAGCCTGTACCTTAACCTACTTCAAATCCCTACACTCTTATAGGGTTTGAATCTCCTATGGGTTACTCACTACAATTATGTACAGAATGTGGCAAGCAAAAACTACATAATGAATTTTATAGAATATATGCAGGCTACAGGAGTAAAAAATGCAAAGTATGCTATAGTGAAATGAGAAAAGCAGAAAGAAAAGAAAAAGAAAGAAGAAAAAAGGCTGCAAAGTTATGGTAATCAATGTATTAAGTTTATTTAATGGAATGTCCACAGGGCATACTGCTCTTGATAATGTAGGTATAAAAGTAGGTAAGTATTATTCTTCTGAAATAAAGCCTGCTGCTATAAAGCTGACTCAACATCACTATCCTAACACAATACAACTAGGAGATGTAAGTAATTGGAAAAAATGGGATATAGATTGGAAAAGCATTGATATGGTTCTAAGTGGTAGTCCTTGTCAAGACTTAAGTGCAGCAGGACAACATCAGAAAAGAGATGGATTAAAAGGGTGTAGAAGTAATTTGTTTTTTGTGTTTGTAGATATTTTGAACCACATAAAAGAACTAAATCCTAAAGTATTGTTTTTGCAAGAGAATGTTGGTTCTGCACCTAAAAAAGATGTAGGTATTATGTCAAGAGCATTAGGTGTGTACCCTGTTAGAATAAATAGCAAATTAGTAACTGCTCAATTAAGAGATAGATACTATTGGAGCAACATAAAAACTGCACCTGATGGAATGTTTGGAGATATTGTTACAGATATACCTGAGCCTAAAGATAAAAACATTATGTTGCAAGATATACTGCAAAGTGGCACACCTGATAGAGATAAACATTGTTGTCTAATGGAACATTATATAAATGCAAATACAACAAAAGATGATAAAATATATGAAAATTTTCAAGAATATATAGTTAATAGACCAAAAGGAATGGTTACATTAATTACAGATAATGATAAATATAGATTAGTAAATAAAATAGAAATGTGTAGGCTGCAAGGATTTCCTGATGATTGGTGTGATATATTAAGTTATAGAGATGCAGGTAGTTTATTAGGTGATGGTTGGACTTTACCTATAGTAGAACATATATTTAGTTTTTTAAATGAAAGATAAAATAGAAATAAATCACAGACCTTACTCTAGAAATGCAATAGATAAGTGGCATTGGTCAAAAAAACAAAACCTAAAAAGAGAATATCAGTTTTTAATTAGAAATGAGATGAATAAAAAACAAATTAAAGGTACTTGTGTAAAATGTAGTATAAAAATTACTTGTGCTGTAAAAAGATTTATGGATATAGACAACCTAATTGCAGGACTTAAACAATTTATAGATGCACTAGCTATTGAAAGATATATACATGATGATGCACCTAAGTGGTTAGACTTAGAAGTAAAACAAGAAAAATCAAAGGAATATAATATTTTAGTTGAAAGAAAGGTACTACAATAATTATAATACGACTATGGCAAGACCTAAAAAATATAACATTAACGAATTAGAAGTAGAAAAACTAGCATCTTATGGTTGTACTGTAAGAGAAATAGCTAATTTTTTTGGTTGTAGTGAAGATTTAATAAAAAAGAGTTATTCCCAATTTGTGACAAAAGGGCAAGATGAGGGAAAAACAAGATTAAGAAAACTACAATGGAAAGCAGCAGAAAAAGGTAATGTACCTATGTTAATTTGGTTAGGCAAACAAGTGTTAGGTCAAA